AAATCCCCGATGAAGTAGAGGATCTACGTTTTGCGATATTAGACAACAGTGATCCAAAGAATCCAGATTATTTCTTTATTCCTTTGATCTTTTTAGAAAGTTTTAACAGTCCGGCATTGGTCTTAAGCATCGGCGGCAATATAGTTAAGATGCCCGCAGATTGGCAGATCTTAATTGGTGAACCAGACTTTGGTGACCTAGAAGTTATCCCTCTAACATCAATTAACGACCGAGGATTTAGTGCTTATACATTTAATCCACTGGAAAGTTTCAAACCAGAATTTCATCCTGTAGAAATTATTGACATTTATCAAGATGTTAAATGGTATTTTCCTAAACTTAAACCTGGACAGATGCTAGCGGTGCCTATCGCGGAAGGTGAGCGTCCACTATGTGCTTACTTTGTTAAAGATATTAGTCGCCAGAGCGAAGTAGTAGACTACGGTAAAATATGGTAATACTTTTTGTAGTAAATATGATTAGCGGATTTGAAGATGCGCGACCTGTAGCTAGACAAAAAAAGGTTAATCTCGGAGGGTGGATTGCCGGACCAGGCTCGACTATTTTACCTGGAATAAGTTATGCCATTTGTCCGGTACAAGCAGGCTTTGCATTTACACAATCATTGTTTGAGCAATTTGATGAAATTGTTTTTTTAAAAGATCATGATAATTATATAGTTCGAATTCGTCAAGCTGAATTAGAACATAATTTAACAGAGGTGGTTAACAACAATAGAAAACAAGAATCTCAAATGTTATACTTTGGATGTAGTCATACATATGGTGACGGCCACAGTGATAAATCAACTGTATATCCTAGCGTTTTATCTAAATTATTAAATACTGACTATATAAATCTGGGTATGCCAGGAAAAAGTAATTATGATATTGAAGATTTGATGAATTGTTATAATCTAGAGCGTGCTACTGTGGTTGTTCAATTTACTGATATGTATAGAATTAGATATTCTGATAATAGTAATAATATTAAATCAGACGCGATACATAGATTAATAGATAGAGAATCAAAATATAATTTTTTATTAAGTGAAGAAAATTTATTTTTTAATTTTCAACAAATTGTGCTAAGAACCTTAAATAGGTTACGAGAGAACGGTAGTAAATTTTTAATTACGTTTACCTGCAATTACGAAAATGATTATGATTTAAAATGTTTAGAATATTTGCATCAATATAACGAATTCTGTAGCCATGTGGGTACTGTAGTAGACGTTGCTGAAGATAATACACATTACGGGGTACAAAGTCATAGATTATGGGCAGAAAAATTATACAAAAAATGGGTAGAAATATATGGGCACACTGGAACCTGGCGCAACCTACATATATGAGCGAGTTGATGATGTAATATACGCTCGTAAAGCAGGATCTACTGATAGATTTGAAATTGGCCGAGACTACAAATTAAATAGAGGTATAGAAGAAGAATTGCTGTGGAGAGAAATACGCAATGCCGCCGAGACCAATTCCACTTTACAAGAAGCACTAGATCATGTTATAATGATATATAAGTTAAGCAAGGAATATAAAGATGGCATTTGATCCTAGACAATTTAAACAAAAGAAAAAACGTGCAGTAGATCCAAATGCACCTCCTAGACCTAACCTGATGTCGCATGATAAGGTTATCCGCGAGCAAAAAGATGTGATTATGGCTCTTGAAGAAAAGGTAAGATTTCTATCAGAGGAAGTTTCTCTAATGAAAAGTAAATATCGTGACATACAACAGAGTGTAGAACAAATCATTGGCGTATTACGTAGAGGTAGATAATGGCCACAGACTTTAACAGTCCCTTATATATTGGCAATGAAATGTTAGCGTTTGATCGCAAAGATCGTGCCTATTATGACAAATTCACTGATGAAGAACGCAAACAGTTTAGTACATATCTAATGCTGAGATATGGTGCTAGTGTACAAGGTAATGCAGACCTGCAGGCTTATTATTTGTTAGCAACAAATGAAAATGTAAACAAGTACTTTTTTGATCTAAATAAACATCCTAAACTACAATGGCTAATGTGTACTTCAGTTAGTCCTGGTATGGGCAAACAACATCACTATTGGCAAGGCAGCAAGAAGAAAGAAACTAACAACAAGGCTGTTAAATTTTTAACAGCACTACATCCAGAACTTAAAGACGATGAAATCAAACTACTAGCGGCTATTAATGATAAACGAGATCTTACAGACATGGCACGAAAACTCGGCTGGGATGACAAGCGCATCAAATCAGAGCTTTAAGTGTCGTTATTGTGCCAAAGAGTTCCGCAAAGAATCAACACTTGCGGCGCATCTGTGTGAAAGCAAGCGACGTTGGCAACAGGAAAAAGAAATAGGTGTACAGTTTGCCCTACAGGCATACTTACGTTTCTTTGAACTAACACAAGGTAGTGCTAAACTTAAAAGTTATGGTGATTTTGTAGATAGTCCTTACTACAGTGCTTTTGTTAAGTTTGGTCGCCATATGGTTGCTATACGTGCTGTTAACCCACGTATGTTTATTGACTATGTAATCAAAGAAAACAAAAAACTTGATCATTGGACTCATGAACAAGTTTATCTAGAATATCTACATGCTTACCTAAAGAAGGAAGCTGTACAGGACGCATTGGAACGAGCATTAACAGAAATGCAGGACTATGCAGATGAACATCCTGAATTTAAAAACGGATTTGTTGATTATTTTAGATATGGTAGTAGTAACCGTATCTGCCACCATATTACTAATGGTAGGATTAGTCCTTGGATTGTATTTAACTGTGATTCAGGAGTAGGGTTTCTTGAGTCTCTCACTGAAGAACAAATTGCTATGATCTTACCGTGGATAGATCCAGATTATTGGCAACGTAAATTTGTTGACTATGTAGCAGATACTGAATGGGTTAAAATGATACTTAAAGAGGCTAGACTATGAAATTTACCAGTGATATTGACATCGATTTTGCAGACCGCGAAGAGATATTATCATTACTTGATGTTACTCCTGCTAGTATCATGCGTGATGGTAATTTGATCAAACACAACACAGGCGTATATGCCACAGAGATACCTGTGGATCCATTCTCAGGTATAGCCAGTATCGAATATAATAACGCAGAACGTCGCGGATATGTTAAACTAGACTTTCTTAATGTTAATCTATACAAGCAGGTTAAGAGTGAAGATCACTTGCTTGACTTAATGAAGGAACCTGATTGGGCTAAACTTTATGATCCTGCAATATGTTCACAGTTAATTCACATCAACAATCACTACGATACCTTGATTAAGATGCCAGAAGCTGTGGATACTATTCCTAGACTAGCTATGTTCCTGGCTGTCATACGTCCGGGTAAACGACATTTGATAGGTAAGACTTGGAAGGAAGTTAGTGAAACTGTTTGGGATAAGGTTGAAGGCGAGTACAGTTTCAAAAAAGCACATGCGATTGCTTATGCTCAATTGGTTGTGGTAAATCTTAATTTACTCGACGAACAAGTGTAATACTACGACGTTTACTACGTTTACTGGCTATTTCTTTTAAACTTACATAAGGACCGTGCTGTATTATAACGTCCTTACTGTTGAATGTTTTCAAACAGATCCTGAATTCTACCCAGTCTTGCTTTAAAAACACATTAATAGGCACTAGTCTATTACTCTCCCACCACCACTGATCAGCTAGATCTAAGAACTTTTCTTTCTGATCCATGCCTTTAAGTAGGGCATAGTCATAGATAGTTGTAATTAATTCGTCCGAATTCTGAATGATGCCAATATAGTCGTTTCCGCCGTAGGTTACGAAGCTTAAAAATGGGTATTGATCTAATAGATGCTTGATATTGTCTTCCATACGTACCGCGATAAATATACTAAAGGGATTAACGAAAAGTGCCACTAATCACAAGTTATTTATATCAAAATATTTTCACTGTTCAACTTCTGGACTATGAGAACCCTGACATACAAAATATAAGGAACCGTGTCGTGTATCAGAGACCAATTGAAATCTATCGCGGAGCAGACAATCCAGTAACTATCAAGTTCAAAAACCAAGATCAAAAAGCTGCTAACATTGCAGGCCTGAGCTTTGAAGGTTATATTATTGACTATTTAAAGGGAAATGTAGTAGCTAACGTAAGTGTAACAGTCAGCAATGTTACTACGGCAACGGCTAATATTATGCTCAGAGATGAATTCTTAAATACACTTCCACAAAACAAATATAAGCTAGCGTTCCTAGCCAATGATGGCACATTTAATACTCCTGTTTATAGTGATGATAATTTTAAAGTCTATGCTGAACTTAATATTAATCCAGCATACAACACAGACATGTTTACTACTAGCACCACAGACTACAGTGGTGATGTTGATTTAGGTACCTTATAGAATGGCATATCCAGTCCCAAGACATTTACAGTTTAGAAGAGGCAATACCGCAGCGATTGGATCCTATGTCGGTTTTCCTGGTGAACTTATTATTAACACTGATGATTGGACATTATATGTTCATGATGGATCTACCATTGGTGGTCACGCTACTACTATTAATGTTGCAGCAATTACAGGTAATATCACAGCTCTACAAGACGAAATTAACCTAATCAATGCTAATGTAGCAAATATATCATCTAATAGTTTAATTAATGGCACTAATATAGTAAGCCTTGATGCCTATGGTGCATTAAACCTAGCTAATGTTGGTTTAATACGTGCTCCAGACAACGGAGCAGGCGCAATCAATCTAGCATCGAATACTTTTGTACAGATGCAATGGTCGGCAAATTCTAACACAGTTGATCCTAATAGTGATTGGACGGGATCAACCACCTGGGTCTATGTTGACAATGGTGGATT